GAATATATTTGTAGACACAGTGAAAAACAATAATCTAGAGAATAAAAATCAAAACTTAAATATTATAGATTTTCAAAATTTAGCAGAACTTAATACAATGAATTATAATCTAAATAAAGAAACATTGGTAGGTTATTATAAATCAACAGGTTTAAGTTGTATTTCTAAATTACCTAAGGGAATCAAATATTGGAATAATAGAGAAGAAGCATTAGAAGTTGCAAGAGATATGAATTATAATGGTTTTATGAGAGATTCTGATGGTAAGTATTATACACCTTTTTGGGTGGTTTGTGGTGACCATACCAAAGAACCTAAAAAGAATACATTTAAAAATCAATTTGAAAATGAAGAAGGAGAGAACAATTATGGTATTGAAGCCTATTTACGACAAAATAGTAGTAAAGATGAAAAATACACAGGAGATACATTCTGAAACAGGTTTGGTATATCAGAAAGACATGAGCCAAACATCAAATACAACCCTAGTTGCTGAAATAGTTGCAGTTGGAGATGGAAGATTATTAAGTGATGGTTCAATAGTACCATTAAAAGTAAAAGTAGGAGATAATATTGTTATATCTAAACATCAAGGAGAAAGTTTTAGTGATGGTAAAAATGAATATACAATATTATCTGAAAGTCACGTATTATCAATAATTGAGGAGGATAACCAATAATGAATGGTATTGAAATTACAGATATAAAGATAAAAAAATTAAATAATTTAGGAAGATTAATAGGAGAAGCATCTATAACATTAAATGAATGTTTGGTAATACATAATATTCAAATTATTCAAACAGATGAGAGAAGATTTATTAGTTTTCCACATAAAAAATTACATGATAAGATAGTAGACACAGTACATCCGATAACAAGAGAATTTAGGAGTTATGTTGAGGATAATATTTTTGAAATGTTTGATAGGGGAGAGGTAGATGAAAGTATTAGATAATGGTATTGAAATTGGTGAATTATCAAAAATACATTTAGAAGAAAATGATATTGTAGTTTTTGATTTTAAAGATAAAACTTTAAACCAAGAATCTATAAATAATATATATAATAATATGAAATCTATTTTTCCTAATAATAAGATTCTATTTAAAAATAATGATGTTGAGATTAAAATTATAGAAGGGAGAAAAGATAATGAGTAAAGATATTAAGTTTGGTGATGATGCTCAAAAATCAATTATAAAAGGTATAAATTCTGTTTCAAATATTGTAAAAACAACAATAGGACCAAAAGGTAGAAATGTTTTGATTAGAGAGAATGGAAGCATTCCAGTAATAACAAATGACGGTGTTACGATAGCAAAATCAATAAAATTAAAAGATAATACAGAGGATGCAGGAGCAGCACTAATAATATCTGCTGCAAATAAAACAAATATGGTAGCAGGAGATGGAACAACAACTACAACTGTATTAGCATCTGAAATGATAAATAAGGGTTTTGAAACATTAAGTAACTTAAACTTAAATCCAGTACAAATACAAAAAGAATTAAATAATATAGCAGAAGATATTAGTAATAAATTATTAGAAAGTGCTATTGAAGTTAAAGATGATGAATCAATTAAGAGAGTTGCAACTATTTCAAGTGGTAATGAGAAAACTGGCGAACTTATTGCAGATGCATTTAAACAAGCTGGTGAACATGGAACAGTAATTGTAGAAGATAGTAAAACTGGAATTACAGGTTTAACTTCTGTAATGGGAATGAGATTACCAAATGGCTCTGTATCTCCATATTTATTAGAAAGAAGAACACTTGTATCAGAGATAGATGATGTTAGTGTTTTAATATCAAAGGATAGACTAGATAATGTACCAGATTTATTACCTATATTAGATACTTGTAATAAAGAAGGCAGAAGATTGCTAATTATATGTGAAGATATAGATGTTGAACCTTTAAATTTTATTGTAATGAATAAAGCTAATGGAGCATTAAATGTAAACATTATTAGACTTCCTGGATTTAATATGGACTTAAAAAATTCTATGATAGATGATTTATGTATTGCGACAGGTTCCACAACAATTAGTAGAGAGGCAGGAAGACCTATTAAATCATTTAATTCTTCTTGGTTTGGTGAATTAAGTAGTGCAAAAATAGAATTAGATGAAACAATATTAAAATTTAAAGATGTAAATTCTTTTGGAGTTAATTTATTAGAAGATAGAACTGCAAGAGTTGAGGAACTATTAGAACAGAAAAAGACTTTAGGTGTAGGTAAGGATACAACTCAATATGATAAAAGGATTGACAATTTAGCTGGTGGAATATCTGTTATAGAAATAGGTGGAAATTCAGACGTGGAAATAAAAGATACTAAATTAAGAGTTGAAGATGCTTTAAATTCAGTCAAAGCAGCTATGGAAGAAGGAATTGTTGCAGGTGGTGGATATAGTTTATTAAAAGTTGCTAATGAAATATCAGAAGATTTATCAAACATGTCATTAGAAAAAGCAACAGCTTATACTATAATGCAAGAATCTTTAACCAAAGTTACACAACAAATTGCTAACAATGCTGGATTTGATGGTAAAGATGTGGTAATGAAATGTATTGAAATACAAAAAGGATTTAATGCTTTAACAAATGAATATGAAGATTTAATTGAAACTGGTGTTATAAATGCAGTAAAAGTTGATAGATATTGTGTTTTAAATGCTGCTAGTGTAGCAGGAACTATACTTACTATGGGTGGTGCAATTATAGAGGAAAATGAAAAAGACCAAAATTTATTACAACTTATTCAACCAAATGTACCAATAATATAGTAATAAGGTGGTAGAAAACCATGAAATTGAATCAAAAATATTTAAGGTGTAAAAGATGTCATAGAAGGTTGAAAACAGAAGAGGCACAAAAAAGAGGGTATGGTTATCACTGTTTTCAACTATACCTTGAAGAGAGAAAGAAAAAGAGTAAAAATTTAATAGATATTGCAGAGGAAATGAAACAAGGTAATATCTAAAATTGGAGTGAGATATGATGAAACAAAGTGATTTTGAAAAGAAATTAAATAAGGTACTTACAGAGGAAGAACATTATGTTCTTAATATCTTATTGCTATCATATCTAACCAATGATGAAAGTTATAAAGATATAGCAGAATTATGCTTTATGTTTGATGAATATTCTAATTTTAAAAAATTTATAAAATATTATGGTGGTAGAACTTTAAAGATACCAACACAAGAAGAGTTAAGACTTGCATTGAAACATTTACTATTATTCCAATATGTAAAAATAGATGGTGCAGATTTTGAAGATAGCTATAAAAGAGTTAAACTAAAAGAACTAAATATTAGTAAGGAAGATGCAAGTAATACTATTGAAAGATTTTACAATTACTTAAAGGAGAATGGAAATCAAGTATTTAGAGGTAGAAAAAGAAATAGATTATTTTAGGGGGTATATATGAAAATAATAACAAAGCCTAAAGTATATTTATATCCTACTAGATACAGATATGATATTGTAAAGAATATATTTTGTTTAGATGAAAGTATTATTAAATATCTACAAGCAGATATTATAAGTCATAGGGTAGAAGTTAAATCTGATATGTTAAGTAAAAGAATTGAAGAAAGAATATCTAAAATAAGTATAGACTATGACAATAAAGTAAATAAAATGCTAGATAGATTAATTATAAATAATGACCTTGAAAAATATTCTATTGAAAACTTAAATAGATTAGTAACTTCTGTAATGAGAGTAACAAAATCATTAAGCAGTTCATTAACAAGTATAGTCATTGGTTTGGAGGATATAAAATAATGATAGTATCAGCATTTGCAGGTGTAGGTAAAACTACACTTGCTAAAAAATATGGTAAAGATGTTATAGATTTAGAAAGTGGAAATTTTAAATGGTTAGAAAATGGAAATACAGAGGCAACAAAAGGAGATAATAAAAGAACACAAAATCCAAAGTATCCTATAAACTATTTGGAAGCGATAAAGAAAGCAAATGCAGAATATAAAGTTGTTTTAATAAGTCAACATTCTATAATAAGAAAGTGTCTTGATGCTGTTAAATTAGATTATGTATTAGTTTATCCAAATATAGACATGAAAGATGAATTTATACAAAGATATAAAAATAGAGGTAATAATGAGAATTTTATAAATCTTATTTTAAATAATTGGGATAGCTGGATATATGATTTAGATAATGTTCAAAATCATACTAAAATAGTTTTGAATAAAGGTCAATATTTAACAGATTTTGTTGTAGAATTAGGACTTGAAGAAAAAGTTGAAGAATCTATTTCAGATGAAATTATTGAACAAGTTACAGATGAAATTGTGGATAATGTGGATAACAATGTGGAAAACTTACCACAGATTTTAGGTAATAAAGATATAACTATTTCAGATATGATGGATGATAAATTTTATATAGATGACCTTACTTTGAGGGAGTTTAAAGTAGTTGAAAATAAAGTAAGAGCAGGAATGCTAATACAAGCAAAAAATAGATTAACTCGAGTAGATAAACTTTTAAATACATTAAATACATTAGAAGATGAGTTGTTTAATAGAATTGAGGAAGATATATCAACGATGAGATTAGATAGAATTATGGAAACAACAAAATTTATCAGCACACTCATAAAAGATACTAATGATATGATAATGTCTGTTATAGGAAATCCAAAGCTACAAAATTTCTTTATCGTAGATAACAGTAGTAATGTTACAGTTGAAGATACAAATGGATTAGATGTAGTTAAAAGAAAGAAAATTAGACACGCTGTTCAGGTAGTACTTGAAAATATAGATAAAGTTGAGAATGGAAATTTACAAGATATATCAAATCCAAATATTATAGTACAATCTAACAATCAAAAGGAGGATAATACAAATGTCAATACCTAAACCATCTCAATATGAATGCGATAATATGCAAAATGGTGATATTGTAATGGTACAAAGAAGACCATTTTTATATAAGTGGTTTAGGAACACTTTTCAGAAAGATAAGATAAAAATAAAAATAAGACCAGTATTAACCTCTGATGATAGGATTGAAGTATATCAAGAAGATTGCACATTGGTATTTAGCTGGGAGATAAATGGAAAAAGTGAATATAATGATGAAGTACCATATTATATAGGTTATAATGGTAGATTTTCTAAAAAAGTAAATAAGCTTCCAACATTACAAGTTGGAAGTGAAAATACTTATATTATGTTACAAAATAAGTTATCTATTTTAATACCAACAACATATTTAAGAGATGCAATAAATAAGATGGATAATGTTAGAAATAATATAGATGTAGAAAGACAGATGCAACAAGCTATTAAATTTTCAAGATATAAGGGTGATTTCTTTAAGAAAAGGTGCAAGGAATTAAATTTAAGTGAGTGGGTATTAACATATTGCTCTATATGTGGAAACTCTGTTAAAATTAAATTTGATAATGATAAATTACATATAGTAAATACATGTGATTGTGGAAATACACAAATACTAGAAGAAGATATTACTTGGGATACGGTTGCATATTTATTTAATAGCCAAGTTCAACCACTTATTGCAAAAAAGTATAAGGAATTTTGGAAGATTTAAGGTGTTTTTATGAAAACAAGTGAGATATATGATAGATATAAAGAATTATGTAATTGTAATGAGTTTATTTGTAGTCAATCTGAGTTAAATGATTTTATGCTTTGTGGTTTAATTATAGAATCAGGTAAAAATAAATATATATTGAGAAATACAGATAAATCTAAAATAACTATAATAAAAGACCCAAATTTAGAATTTGATATAGATTTAAGTTCATTAATAAATATAGATTTAAGTAAGTTTGGTACAAATAAGGTATATTATATGTCAAATGATACATATAATAAGTATAAAGAGAATAATTTAATAATAAATAAAGATGGTTATGATTTTTATAGATTATTTTCAAATGAATTATGGCTTGTAAAAATTTTATAAAAACACTTGACATATTTTAAAACTTATAGTATAATCATAATATAATAGGTAAATAATAAGGTAGGAGGATATAATATGATTATAAGTAAGTGGTTAGAAGAGGTAAATAAAAATAATTTCCCATCAAAAGAAAGACAATTAGACTTGGGTTGGATAAGTTGGGAATGTGCAGTTAATTTATTAGATAGTAAGAATAAATATACACAATTTGTATTAGAAAGGCTAAATCAAGATATACAAGATAATTATGATATATCTTTTACAAACAGATTACAAAAAGAAAATTTTGGGTGGACATATACAACATATCATTTTAAGTCTACAAAAAGAAATTTAGATATAACAAAACAAGATTTTACTATGATGTATAGATATAATATTTATGAGAATGGGAAGTTAATAAAAGAGATAGAAGAAAGAGAAGATTTAATTGTTTGGTTAAATGAAAATCTATAATTTATAATAAGTAAAGGTATGCTTTTGCATACCTTTTATGGTCTGAAAGATGTTAATAATATTGAGGATAAAACTCTATTAAGATGTTATAAAATATAGGAGGTACTACATATTATGAATGAAGAAGATATTGATAAGAGATGGCATGAATATGTTGATTTGTTACTGAAAACAAGAAGAGAAGGAATAGAGGGTTTGATAGAATGGTTAGATAACTCTGATTTTAAAACAGCTCCTGCAAGTACAAGGTATCATCTAAACTGTAAAGGTGGTTTGTTAGAGCATTCTTTAAATGTTTATTATTGTTTTTCAAAAGATTTAAAACCTTATATAGATTTATTACAAATACCTGAAGACACTATTATATTAACTTCATTATTACACGATATTTGTAAGGCAAATACATATATAACAGAGATGCGAAATGTTAAAAGAGATAATGAATGGGTACAAGAACCATTTTATAAAACAGATGACTTATTACCTTATGGACATGGTGAAAAAAGTGTTTTAATTATTCAAAATAGAGGTGTTAAGTTGAGTGCAATAGAATCAATGATGATTAGATGGCACATGGGATTTTCGGATAGAATGCCTTATGATGTACTTACATCTAATGCTTTTGAAAAGTATCCACAATCTTTATTATTGCATACTGCTGATGTAATGGCTACTTATTTTGTAGAAGGAAATTCAGAAGGAATGGATAAGTATAGTCAATGTGGGTTTAATGATTTATTTTTAGGAAGGTGTGCAACAGATAGTATCAAAAAGCCTAAAGAACAAAAAGAAATTGTTGCTGATGGTTTTAAATACGAATTAGCACCTGTAGATGCTGTTGTAGATAATATAAATATAATAATAGTAAATGATTATAAAGGACAGCCTATTAAAGTATATGCACCACATAAAGATGGGTTGCCATTTTAGGAGGATATAAATATGAAATATAAATTATCTAAATACAGATTAACAATTCCACAAGAAATAAGAGAACATACTAATATAACCAGAGATGGTTATATTGATATATCGTTTGATGATACTACAGGAAATATTATAATAAGTAGTATAAAAAATATAGAAATTAAAGAAGAACAAAAAATTAAACAAGAGAATAAACAAAAAGAAACTAAAGTGAATCAAGTTAAATCTAAAAAGCCTAGAAAAATAGAAGCAAATTATATGGATGCTGATAAGTTATATAAAGCATATTATAGTCCGTGTGGATTGCTTGTAAGAACTAAAAATTCTTATGTAAAAAGTGCCTGTGAAAGGTGTCAAGGAAAACTTGTAAAAGAATATGAAGATAGAATAGATGTACAATGTGGTTATGTAGATAAGAAAGCAATTAGAGATGAAATTGTATATGAAATAACAAAAAGAGTTCACCCAGAAATAGAAAATGTAAAGAAACAAAGGAAAGAAGAAATGGAAACTGTAACGAATAATATAAAAGAAGCAGTAAAAGTAATTGATAAAAAAGTAAAGAAATTAAATAAGAAAGATAAGCCAAAAAGACGTACTGCTGATAACACTACAATAAAACCTATTAGGGCAGGTAATGATATGCTTTTAAAATGTAAAGAGTGTGGTCAACTTGTTAAAAGTGGGTTTTATGTTGACAAAGATATATTATGTAAAGAGTGTACAGTAGATGATTTTAAAAAATATATGAAAAAGAGAGGTAAATAAAGATGTTTGATTTATTAAGTGCAAAATCTTTGGATAAAGAAAGTGTTGAGTTAATAAGACCTAATGAAATAATTATTGCAGAAAAGGATGACGAAAAAGGTAGAATATATACTATTGAAAAAGGAGCAAATAAGTATCTATATAAACAATTAGGTGTTACTGCAAGTTTGAGTAAAGAATTATTTAAAATAAATAAAGATTTTTGGAAAAATGTTATAGATTACCAATTAGAAGATAAAGATGGAAAACGTGCACCATTTAAGTTTGAAGACGATATTGATATGACTATAATGTCTGATGATTATTTTGATGATTTTAAGTCTAAATTAGATATGTTTATGATGGAGGTAAATTCATTAGAACATACTAGAAAATTTTATGTTGAAGGTAATGGTGGATTAGTAAAATTAGTTTTATATAGGGCAGATGCAAATATAGCAGAAGATACATATACACCAGTAGTTATACTAGAAGTAAATAATAAAAAAGCAGAATACTCAATATACACAGGAATTCTAATATATAAATCATTTACATTTATTCCATCGATGAATCCTGTTGCTACTTATCAATCTTATATAGATTTTGTATGGGGATTAAATATTTTAGGAACACTTGAATTATCTGAAAATAGTGCTGAAGAGTTATATAATTCATATTTAGATTTTAAATCAGGACATATTGAAATATCTGCAAGAGAATTAATTAGAATATTAAATAAAGTTGGCTATAAATTAGAATTAAAAGAAGATATGTCATTAGATGATATTGACAAATTACAGGATGAAGAATCTAATATGACAATTAAAAACTTTTTCAACTCATTTAAAATGTCAACAGGAGAAACTGCTGAAGATATTTTAAATTTGAGTGAGGTTAAAAAGATTTTTAGATATAATAATTTAACCATAGTAGATTTATTAGAAATTCTTTCAAAAGAATATTTAAAGGATGATGGGGCTAAAATAACTGCTCAAATATTAAGTGATTTGGTATTTGGATTATATACAAAGAAAATAGATAATATAGATGCTAAAAGCATTATAGATGATATAAATAATAGATAGAGGTGTTACAAGTGTCATTTTCATTGAGTAATCTTCCTAGAGTAAAGGAAATTAAAAAACAAGATGGATTAGCAAAAAGGGATACTATTGCTAAGTGTTTTGCATTAATAAAAAGTCAAAATAATGTTACAGAAATAGTGAAAAATGCACTAGAGGTTTATTTAGAAAATAGATTAAATAATACATCTAATACTAATCTATCTTATAAATTATTCAAGGATAATATTATTGAATTATTAGAATATTGTTGTAATAAAAGTGTAGATGATATTAAAAAAGAAGATGTTTTAAATAATGAAAAGTCTATATTACAACATTTAAAATGGTGTACTGAATATGGAAATACAAAAAGATTAATATGGATTGAAGATGATTTCAATGTATTATCTAAAACAAAAGATTCCAAAAGTATGGGGAAAGTAAAAGTGTTTGAAGATAGTGATGAGGACATCTATAACTATTTTGAGATAAGGAGAAGACTACATGGATGATGAAATAGAGTTTATAGAGAGATTAGCACCTGACCTAGAAAAGTATGAAAATAGAGAATTTAAACTTAGTAGATATAACTTATATAAAAAATATATGGAACAATCTGAAATACCAAAAATATATAGATATGAAATAATACAAAACCCATTTATAAATAGCCCAGCATTTAAAGATGCTGATGTTAAAGATTTTGTAAATGATGTAACAGATTTTATATCTGGAGAATTTAATTGTATATTTAATTTTTCATGTTATATAGATACAGATATTTTAGCATCTCATATTATACAAAACTACATAAAGAACTATTTGGTACAAGATAAGCCAATGAAAAGAATAATATATATAAATGTACCTTTATTGTTAAGCGATTTTAAAAAGATGATTGGGTATAATATGGATGATATGGAAAGAGATTTTTCACATAATATAGATACTATAAGAAAAGGTGTAGAAAATGCAGATTTAATTATATGGGATAGAATGACTATGATAAGTACAGAGTATGATAGAGCTGAGTTATATAGGATATTATCTGTTAGACATAAGAAAGGATTAAGTAACCTATTTTTTATTACTGGTGGTAAGCAGGATGCAATAAAAAACCTATCTACGAATATAGTAGATTTCTTATATGGCAAAGGTATGGTAAACATAAATTAGTATAGAAAAGAGGTTCAATATGTTTGATAGAGGTGAATTAGAGTATGCACTTCTTTTGAAAGTTGTGCAAGAGAAAAGATTTGAGATATTGTTAAAAAATGATATAACTGTTGAACAATTTAGTGATATGGGTAAGGTAATGTATAGACATATCGAAGATTACTTAGATAAGTATTCTGAATATATGCATGTAAATCAGTTACTAAAAATGTTCAACATAGAACCTGAATTTTATACAGATTTAATGAATTTTGGAAATACAGAATTTTTAATAAAGCTTTTAAAAGGAAGTGTTGCATCTGAGGAAATTACAAATGAATTACAATTATTAAATTCAAATTCAGGTTTGGTTGGAAGTCAACCAATGGAATTTATAAAAAAGTTTGATGAAACAAATGACAGATTAAAAAGTATTGGTTTAGTTAAAAAGTCTGTAAATTTGTTAGATGATATAGATGAAATTTTACAGTTAGATGTAAATAATGTAATAAAGACAGGATTTAAAGAATTAGATAATAAGTTAATAGGCTGGAATAAAGGGGAAGATTTAATAGTTTTGATGGGTAGACCTGGACAAGGTAAATCATTTTTAGGGTTAAAATTTGCTTTATCTGCAGCTCTTCAGGGTAAAAGAATTGGAATATACTCTGGTGAGATGTCAAAAGCTCAGGTACAAAGAAGATTATTAATGTTAAATAAATTAGGTAGGGCTTGGAGTGATAAAGAATCATTAGATGATATGAGAAGTAAACAATTAAATATGACACTTTTAACTCAAAGAGAGTTACAGGGAAAGGCAAATGTTAAAGATTTAGAACAAATGATAGCAAAAGATGAATTAGATTTTTTATTTGTTGACCAATTATCATTAATGGATGATTATCGTCCAAAAGTATATGATACTAGAACTAGATTTTCAAATATCTCAGCAGACTTATTTACACTATCTACAAAGTATCAAATACCAATAATATTAGCAGTACAGAGTAATAGAGATGGTGGTATGCAAAAAGATGCACCATTACTTGAAAATATAGCAGAATCTGACGCAGTAGGGCAAAATGCTACAAGAGTTATAGGTATGAGAAGGGAATCTAATATTTTGACAATGAATATATCTAAAAATAGATATGGTGATGATACCTTTATGCAGAAATATGATGTTGAGTTTGCATTAGGTAAATTTACACCATTAATAACAACAGATATACCAAAACCAGTAGCAGGTCAATCTCAAACAAGAAGAACATTAGGTTCTAGTACATTTAGATAAATGGAGTTAAATTATGTATGATGTGCAATATATTGAAAATTTAAGAGATTATATATTTTCAAAAACAGGAAAATATTATTTTAAAAATATTAGAGATGGTAAAGAAAATATATTAGTTACTTGTCCGAAACATAAAGAAGGACAAGAAAGACATCCAAGTTGTGGTTTTTCAAAAATAGACAAAGATAATATATCTGCTGGATTTTTTCATTGTTTTAATTGTGGTTTTACTGGAAATACCTATGATGTTTTAAAGATGATATTGGGTGCAGATTTCAATAGGGATGAAGTAGATTCAAAATTAGGAATTGATGATTTAGAATTTGAATACAGATTAAATGCTAACCCAGTTTTATTTACAATTCCAAACCTAACTCCTACTAAATATGTTAGTAGAAATGAATTAAAACAATATAGATATTATTCAAAGTATTTAGAAAGTAGAAATATATCAATGAATACAGCTAATAAATATGATGTTGGGTATGATGTAAGAACAGATGAGATAACATTCCCTATAAAAGATAAATATGGTAATTGTCTTGCAGTTGGTAGAAGAAGTGTTCAGAATAAAAGATATGAATATCCAAAAGGTTTTACAAAGCCAGTATATGGTGTATATGAGTTACCAAGTAGAATGGATAATTTTTATGTTTATGTAGTTGAAGGACCTTTTAATTTATGGAGTTTATATGAGTATAAAAAGTGTGGTGTTGCTTTATTAGGAACAGGAACAAAAAATCAATTAGAACAACTATTAACTATAAATTGTAAAGGTTATGTATTAGCATTAGACGGTGATTCTGCTGGTAGAAAGGGAAATATGAAAATTGCTAAATTTCTATTAAAACATAAAAAAAGTGTATTTGTTGCATGTGTACCAGATTTTGAGGATATAAATAGTATGACATCTCAAATGTTCAAACAAATGGAAATAATGGAATATTGGGATTGGTTCCATACCATAACAAATAGATTTAATAGTTATGAATATAATACAAATGAGGATTTGACCTACGAAGATTTTATAGATTAATTTAGATAATTACATCTAAATAAGATGTTATTATATATGAGGATATATTCCTTAAAATTTTTAAGTAAGCTCAATTTAGGGGATGAGCTCCCAGGCAAAGAAAGGAGAAATGTAACAATGGGAAAAATATCATTGGAACAAGCAGGTAAATTAAATTCAGGAGGTGGAAAATACTTTAGTCTAAAAGCTGATGAAAGTAAGCAAGTAAGATTCCTATGGGATAGATGGGAAGAAGTTGGAAATGATTATTGTTATGGTGTACATGAAGTTAGTCATAAAACAGCAGATGGACAAATAAGATGGAATACTATTGATTGTCCTAAAACATCTGACCCTAATGCACATTGTAAATATTGTAATGGAGAGGTAACAAATCACGATGGTAAGAGAAGTGGACAAGTAGGTAGAATAATCATACCTTTATATAATATTGAAGAAGATTGTATTCAATATTGGAAAAAGAGTGATAAATGGGTTACAGGTACATTAAAACCAGTATTAGATGAAGCAGCAAATATGTCAAGTATTGCAAATCAAACTTATAAAATAAAAAGAACTGGAAATGGATTAGATACTACATATTCTGTAATACCAGTCTTAAATGCTTCCGATAATAGAACTAAAAAAGATTTTGGTGAAATAGAAGACCCATATAAACTAAATATGATTTTAAATTATGATGCTAATAATCAAGCACAAGGACAAGTACAAACACAAAATCAACCACAACCAAGTCAAGATTATCAACCAAGAAGAACAACAGAAGTATTTTAGATAGTGGGGTGTATTTATGGCAGATTTGTTTAATTTAACATCAAATCTACAAGCATCTTCTTCTGTTAGAAAAACAAAGAAAAGTGGAGGTATGGGGTTAGGAGAAAGAATAGTAGAGGCTAATGTTTTAGTTGAAAAGAGTTTAGGAAATTATAAAAAATTATGTAGAAAGATTATAACATTAGACGAACTAATCTCATATTTTGAAAATTCAGGAGATATTATTGCAATAGATACTGAAACAATGGGATTAAATTATTTTAGCGATTATATTGTAGGTATCTCAATGAGTGACGGAGGGGATGGTGTATATATCCCTCTTAATCACTCAAGTTATGTATATGGTGGTAGGACTATGGGACAACTTGAGGTAAAAGATGTTGCAGAAGTATTTAAAAAATACAAAGACAGCAAAAAATGGGTTTACCATAATGGAAAGTTCGACCATAATGTATTAAAGACTGCATTTGGATATTGGATGCCTATGCAATATTGGGATACTCTTATATTTGCTCATTTATATAGAAGTAATGAAGAGCATGGTTTGAAGTATCTATATAATAAATATATTGCAGAAGAAGACGAAGGTGTAAATAAATTTGATAAACTATTTAATGGTTTAACATTTGATTTAATTCCAATAGATACAGCAACAATATATGCTGGTAAGGATGCTATAATGACTTATAAATTATTTGAATGGCAAAGAAGTATATTAGATACAGAATTTGCAGAATCGAAAGATTTATTTTTAAATATAGAAAATCCATTATCTTATTATGTTGCAGAAATGCAAAGAACAGGTGTTGAATATGATATGAAAGCATCTGATGAATTAAGTCAAACATTATTGGAACAACAAAAAGAAAAAGAGCAACTTGTTTATGCAGAAATAGATAAATATAAAAGTCAAATAGATGAATATAAAATAACACATCCTAAAAACCCTTTAGAAGACCCAATAAATCTAAAAAGTGAAAAACAATTAAGTACATTGTTTTATCAAATTATAGGATATAAAACAAAAGCAGGGAAAGGTACAGGTAAAGAAATATTGTTAGAATTGAATACACCATTAACTAAAGCATTATTAGAGTTAAGAACACTAACAAAGTTAATAGATGCATTTATAGTAAGTTTACCTGGATTTATAGAACCATCAACAGGAAGAATACATACAAATCTAAATCAAGATGGAACTGAAACTGGTAGGTTTAGTTCTAGTAAACCAAACTTACAACAAATTCCTGCAAGAAACCCAATAGGCAAAAAGATAAGACAATTATTTAAAGCATCTGATGGTTATGTAATGATGAGTTCAGACTTTAGTCAGCAAGAACCACGTATTTTATGTCATTTATGTAATGATGAGCATTTAAGACAGGCTTATGCTGATGGTAAGGATATATATGCTGAAATGGCATCAAAAGCATTTCATAAATCTTATGATGAGTGTAGAGAATTCTATACTGATGAAAATGGGAATAAGATTTTAGGTGATGATGGCGAACCATTATTGAATAAAGAAGGCAAGAAAAGAAGGTCAAAAATAAAAGGTGTATTATTAGGCTTGTTATACGGAGAATCAACTGCTACTATGGCTGAAGGTGCTGGTATATCAACACAAGAGGCACAACAAATAATTGATGATTTCTTTACTGCATATCCTAGAATACAAGAGTATATTAACAGTCAACAGAAATTAGCAAAAGAAAGAGGATATACATTAACCTTATGGGGTAGAAAAAGAATAATACCAAATATACAGAGAGATGAGTTTGAATTCTCATATAATGAGAATAGAAAGGTTGACTTTAATCCTATGTTTTGGAGCGATGATGTTGCAAGTGTAGAGGTTAAAGAAGAAACTAAACAATTTTATATTCAAAAACTACAAAATGCTAACTATACTAAAAGAATGAAAATAATAGAAAATGCAAAATTAGCTGGAATTGATATTAGAGATAATAGAAGTTATATTGCTGAAGCAAATAGAAAAGTTGTTAATAGTATAGTGCAAGGTAGTGCAGCAGATATGAGTAAGTTAGCAATGTTAAAGATAGCAACTAATAAAGAAATGAGGGAATTAGGTTTTAGGCAATTATTCCCAGTACATGACGAAATCATAGGAGAGTGTCCTATGGAAAATAAGGATAGGTGTGCAGAATTAATGAGCCAAATGATGATAGAGGCAGGTGCATCTAAAGTTACAGTGCCTATGAAATGTGACGTTGCAAAATTCCTAAATTTGGAAGGTGACGGTGTTAAATAATTTTATTATAAAGGAGAATTGTTATGGAAGAAAATCAAAATTTTGGAATACCATCAGAAGATAGGGGTGTTCAAATTAATTCAGATGAAGGTGTAAGTATTACAAATAATTATAGTGAAGGTGTTACAGCACAAGCAGTTTATACTCAACCACAAGAACCTATAAATGAAGTGCAAGAAGAGGCACAAGCAGTAAACCAACCACCAGTACAAGCACAACCACAAACAATAATACAAGAAGTAACACCTATGGAAGGAAATGGGTTTAAAGTAAAAACAAGTCTTTTAAAAGAAGCTCTTAAAAAAGCAGATGTTGTAGCAAGTAAAGTAGAATTAGACCCAATTACAGAAGTAGTTATGTTTAGGGTTGTAGGGAATGTACTACAAGTAAGGTCAACAGATAGAGAAAATATTTTAACAGTTAATGTACCAGTTATTCAAGCAACAGATTGTACTATAATTACTTTAAAAATATCCGATATTAAACCATTAATAGACAGATTAAATTCAGAAGAGGTAACAGTTGTTGCAGATAATTTAGTAGCAAAAGTTAGTGTTGCATCTGGGGAATATAATTATAATCAAGCAATAGACTTAACAACTAATTCAGTAATTGTATTACCTGATATAGATAAGGATTCAATATTGATAAATGAAACAGTTGAATTAGATAAATCTCAATTTTTACCACATATAGAATCTGTATATCCTATTATATCTGGATTACCTAATACATCAGCATTATCAGCAATACATTTTGGAGAATTTATATCTGCAACAACAGGAGATAATATTGCAGTTGTTAGAGAAAATCTAACACCTTTATTTAGAACAACTGCTTTTATAAAATCTTCAACAATTAAAGATATAATATCAATGGGAACAGATGATAAAATTCGTATTGGGTTTGGACAATTAAATGGAATTGCAACAATGTGTATATATTCAGGAGAATATAGATTATATTCAGTATTGAAGGAAGAAGAAAGTGAATACCCTATAACAGAAATAAGTGATATTCTAAATTCTAATAAAGGGACAACAATTAAACTAAATAAGGCTAGTTTATTAGGTTCAATAGATAGATTAACATTATTCTTTATATCTTCTGTTGTAAGACAAATATTAGATTTTGAGATTACTAATGGTGTATTAAAAGTGTCAAATGAAAGTAAAGCATTTGAAACATTACCAGTATCATCTACTAATAATCTTAAAATAAAATTTGATGTAAAAGATTTAGTAACTATATTAAAAGCATTAAAAACAGATGATG